AGGGCGGTGAACCAGATGCCGACAACAGGCCAGGCTGCGAGGAAGAAGTGGAGGCTACGGCTGTTGTTAAACGAGGCGTATTGGAAGATTAGACGACCGAAGTAGCCGTGGGCTGCAACGATGTTGTAGGTCTCTTCTTCTTGACCAAATTTGTAACCGTAGTTCTGGCTCTCTTGCTCGGTCGTTTCACGAACCAAGGAAGATGTCACCAAAGAACCATGCATTGCACTGAAGAGTGAACCGCCGAAGACACCGGCAACTCCCAACATGTGGAAGGGGTGCATCAGGATGTTATGCTCTGCTTGGAAGACCAACATGTAGTTAAACGTGCCGGAGATGCCCAAAGGCATTGCGTCTGAGAATGAACCCTGACCGAAAGGATAGACCAAGAACACTGCTGATGCGGCTGCAACAGGTGCAGAGTAAGCAACGCAGATCCAAGGACGCATGCCTAAGCGGTAGCTAAGTTCCCACTCACGGCCCATGTAGGCATAGATGCCGATGAGGAAGTGGAAGACGACGAGCTGGAAAGGACCACCGTTATAGAGCCACTCATCGAGTGAGGCGGCTTCCCAGATGGGGTAGAAGTGAAGCCCGATAGCATTCGAGCTAGGAACAACGGCACCAGAGATGATGTTGTTGCCATACATCAGTGAACCAGCAACTGGCTCACGGATACCGTCGATATCAACGGGAGGTGCGCCAACGAAGGCAATGACGAAACAGATAGTAGCTGCGAGCAGCGTCGGAATCATCAGAACACCAAACCAACCTACATAGAGGCGGTTATTAGTGGAAGTAACCCAGTCACAAAAATTGTTCCAGGTTGACGCCGATTGGCGTTGTGAAAGTGTGGACATGATAAAAATAGATCATAAAAAGTTAGACTTGATATGACTCAGCAACAGGGAACGACTGATCTAGCCGAGCATTGCCTACGAATCTATTATAGCAAAGATAACTTTTTGTAAACTCTATTTTAGATTGTTAACATGCATTTCGTTCACGTGGTCTCTCAAACGGTCTATCTCGTTTTGCATCACGACCATTTGTAGTTCCATTTCTCGGACAGTGTCCACCGACTCCTGAACAGATTTAGGGGGCTCGAAATCGTCAATCCAAGTGTCGTTCTCTTCGACCTCTTCCATGATGCGCTCTAGTTCGAGCTGCAACTGTGCGATTTCTCTGTCTTGAGCACTATCGCTTGGAAGGACTCCCATGGTCCCTCTAGGCCAGTTGATTCGGAATTCTGAATTCAGACCGATAGCCTCTTCTTTGACTTCTAATTTAGTCTCCAGGTTATTCAGTCGTTCAATCACTCCGCTGTATGCCCAGGTTGAAACCGCAACAGCCCCTATAATAGAGAGGATGTTGCGGATAGGCATTGCAACTTGTGTGTCGTCAGACATTTGTGCAATTTCCTTTGCCATGATCACATTCCGGGAAGGGATGGCATTGGGGCTGGGAGAGCAACAGGTGATTCGGAGTCATCAGCAGGTCCGCCAATAAGGGTTTGTCCTAACTGACTTCCGCCAAGGGCTCCGCCGATAGCATTTTGAATTTCGGCTGCAGCAGCTTCTTTTGCTTGCTCAATTAGAGCGTCTTTGTTGAGGTACACATACGCACCACCCCCAACAATACAACCGCTTACGCCAAATGAGATGATGGCTAGGGCATTAATTACTTTCTGCATTGTCTTTAGGGGGTTGGGGGTAGTTAGTTGGTGCTAACGTAACTGGTGCATGTTCAATACGAATAGTTTGGTTCGGAGCAACCTGTGAGGCAGCTTCTATGAGTGATTTAAGGTCGGCAGCGGTTACGGGAGCGGGTCCTCCACCGTTTCTGCCTTTAGCGGCTTGGACACCAAATGTAGCAAGGACACCGGTGAATACCGATGCGATGAAAGTTGGATCTAGCTTTTGCTCAGGAATTCCCCATGCTGGGGGCGTTTGGATGTATGCGAGGGTGAGGATACCACCACTCCATACTAAAATTCCTAACCTCACAAAGGTAGCTAAGATGTCGAGTTGTTCCTCTCGATCATCTACACTCTCCTTAAGTTTGGTTAGGATGTTTTTCTTTTTCTCAGTCGGTTTCTGTGTAGTTGCCTCCTTAGGGGAGGTGTCTTCCATCAGATTTCAGGTTCAGAGTTTTTTGGGTTGCGGTTGCCACCCGCAAGAGTTATCTGACTCAATTTGATTTTCTTGTCGTGGTAGTCGTCAAAGATTGCAACCATGCCGCCTCTTGCTAAATCAATCTTACCACTTTTGTGGTGAACGAAGTAGCAGTCGGTGGTGAGTTGCGAGCATTTGAAGTCGTCTACTTTTACGTCTTCTTTAAGGATCGAGTGAGATTGCTTCACTTCAACCTTCGGTTGTTTTTTGGTCCTGCTCAGGCTGCTCCAAGGGGCGAATCTCGTGCGTGTTCAGAAACTGCTGCAAGTTTGAAATAGCAAAGCGAATCAGCTGTTCGTTGTTGGCTACCTTAGCAGAAGCATAAGCATCAATTGCTTCGCTCAGTGTTTTCAAGGATTCTTCGTTTGTCATTGTAGGTGATTGGACCAAGTGTATTATGTTAAGTAAAGAGTTAAAGTAAACTCAAAAGACCTACCCTTGAGGGTCGCTAGCTAGAAGAGCTCGGAGTGTATCTAACAGCTGCTCGGCACGGTCTTTTTCGTCTTCTGTCTCGGTGAGGCCTTCGACATGAAGTAAAAGAAGTTTGATGTCGGTGTCGGGTAAATCTCCGACTTGTTTGAGAACATCAGAGCCAATCATGGCCTTTACTTCGTCAATCTCATAAACGAACTCCTTCGGTCGGCAGTCGTCAGGAGTATGGTCGTAGGACGAATGAATCTCTTGCCAAGATTCTTCGCACATAGCTACTTGATGTTCATCAAGCCCGAGCTCATCAGCAATTTCGGTATATGACATTCCTTGCTTAGCCATCTCGCGAACTTCCTGACGGACGCCTGGAATCCACCTGGGAACCTTAACCATACGAGAATAATCTCGCAAAGCATGCTGAATCCATCCGCGTACGGTCGTCCAAGCAAAAGTACTAAACTTCCAACCTAAACTAGGATCGTACCTTGTTGATGCGACACATAACGCAAAGAGAGCAACGCTCTCTATATCTTCTCGTGTATAGCAGCCTGTGAATCCGCCTGTCAGTTGCTTAGCACTGTGGGCTAACCTGCCAGCGACCCACATGTGATCTTGTACTAGCTTTTGTTGCTCTCTAGTTAGAGGCGGATATTTTTTAAGACGGCTTCTTTTGTTAGGAAGAAGTCCTCCGGGTTGAAGTCCTTGAGTATTCTTCATAAATTTAGCCTGAGCAGGCCTCGCATTCAGCGTACTTGTCATCTTCGTTTAAGTTGTGAGTTAGTTCCATGTATTCGGAGTAGCCGCCAATGTGCTCTCCGCTTATCCAAAGTTGCGGGACGGTTTTGAACGGGAAGTCTGTGACAGAGGCTCTATCAACTTCTTCGTAAGCAAGTCCGTCTGCTTTTAGTTGAGTTTTCAGCTTCACACACCAGGGACAGTTGTCTTTGGTGATAAGGCGAGCAGCAGGTTTACGCTCTTTCTTTGCAACCAGAGATGTAGAGCGCAAATAATAAAGAGACTTTACGCCATTTTTCCATGCGGAGAGATGGAGAGCAACCAACTCTTCTGCCTCGATTTGAGGGTCAACAAAGAGGTTTAGTGATTGAGCTTGACAGATGAAAGGAGTTCTGTCTGCCGCCTGCTTGACTATTTCAAACTGATCGATTTCTCGTGCAGTTTTGAATACTTCTTTCTGCTCCGGTGTCAGGAAGTCTAGGTGTTGGACTGATCCTTTCTCTGCGAGAATGGAGTCCCAGACGGTCTCGGTTTTTCCGAGTTCGCAGAACAGTTCTTCCAGCACTGGGTTCTTTCGAATGAACGTTCCCTTTGCTTGTTTAGCGACGAAATAGTTAGCATCAATTGGTTCAACACCTTGGCTGAAAGCGCCACTGATGACAGCGTTAGTGCGGGTGGGAGCCACAGCAAGAAGATGAGTGTTGCGTAAGCCGCTGCCTGCGCACCATTCGGGCTCTCCGTAGCACTTTGCCAGCTCTTGGCTTGCCTTGACGCTTTCTGACTTGATGAATTCATGAACCTCGATGTTTAACTGGCGTGCGGCGTTTGAGGCAAAGGGAATACCCTCCTTCTGGTACAAGAGATGCAAACCCATGGTCCCGAGCCCAAGGGCACGTGACTTCTGTGCAAATCTCACGGCACGACCCATCGAAGTTATACGGCTCGCTTTGTGGATGAAATCCTCTACGACCGCGTCGAGAAAATAAGTGCTCAGTGCTGGGACGCTTAGTCCGCTTGTTCCTTTCCAGTCTTTCCATTCATTGTATTTTGCGAGGTTCAGGGAACTCAA